TTCGCGCTGCCTGAATCTGACTCAGGAAACAGCGGTATTGGAAATGAAGAAGGAAATTCTAACATATTGCTCACACCCCCAGTAGCGTTTTTAAGCTCTTATTAAAGCCGTTAACATTATTTTGCGCGGCGTTAATGACCACGTCTAAAACATAAGAATTGCCGTCAAATTTAATCGCGGTGTCTTCGGCGCTTACCGCACTGCCAGTATTGTTTGTTATGTTAATTTTTACCGCCGGCGCTGACGATTGCGAAGAAAGCAAATTGCCGCTTTGGCTATTCGTATAAACTCTGCCTGGATTGCTGAAGTTAACCAGTTCCGGTCCTTCTTCGCCAACTACTGACCATCCGGAAGCCACACCGCCTGTGGCATAGCCTAAAATTGAAGCTCCGCCCGACATGTCTAAACTGCCGCCACTTGCGCTTATTGTTGAGCTACCGCCAAATCCGCTTAAAAGTGATGTGAAGATGCTTTTTAACGGGCTCAAAACCGTTTGTTGATACGCGATTTTTACAAACATTTCTAAAATAGAATCCGTTATACTGCTAAAAACATTTTTTATGGATTTTCCGACCGTTTCGGTACCTTGTACCATATCAACCAGAGCCGATTCTACTCCTGAGCTGGCAGAATTAAAGGCATCCACCATTGTTGCTGAAAAGTCTGTTGTTTGATTTTTAATCTGTCTAACAGCTTCGCCCCATGCAGTGTCTAGGTTTTGAGCATTTAATTTATATTGAGCTTGTAGATTAGATGTCAAATCTTTTTCGATAGTCAACCTTTGCTCAGCTGTTAATTTGGCAAATTCAAGCGTTTCGCGCATATAACTTTCTTGCTTTCTCAACGCATTAAGCTGTTCGGCATTGCTTTCCTCAACTGTCGCATTATTTAAGTCAACCGTAAGCACGGCATAGGCTATAGCATCTGCGTAAGAGGTCATCAGAGCTTCTCTGGTACTATCACTTAACTTCTTCTCTGCTGCAGCCTTTTGCGCTGTATACCACGCATCAGCCGAAGCCTTGTTGGTAACCGATTGTTTTTTTTCGCGATATTCTTTGGCGAGTTCTTCCAGCGTTATTTGATATTCCGCTTGCGCCATTGCTTTTTTATCGTCAACCAAAGTCGAATTAGTTAATGCAGTGTTTTCAATAATTAATGTGTCTGTTCGTTTTTGGTCTTCAATAAGCTTGTCCATCATAACCTTGCGGTATTCGTCCATTTTAGTAGTCAATTCTGTTGTATCTATGCCTTGAGCGTTTATTTTTGTAACGTCCTCAGCCATAGAAGCTAAATCAGCGTTGATGGATTGCGTGCCTTTTTCTAATCCGGTGCCATTTTCGTTGGTTATTTTGGATTTTATCTGCTCTAGCAACTTGCGGTACCGAGCTTCCATCTGTTCAACCTTATTGGCAGCGGCGCCACTACTGCTAGTAGTATCTACGTCACGCACTCCATTATCGGTTTTAGGAGTGGGTGGTAATTGTTTTGCATATTGAAAGTTATCGGGATCGTTTACATCTACCGGTTCTTTCTCAATAATATGAACGTTGCCTAAATCGTCATATCCTACTTCGCCACCATTATTTATATGATTTCTCAATGTGTTGCCATGATAAACAGCTGCGGTGGCAACGGTTAAACCAATTCCCACAATACCCAGCATAGCAAGACGTGTTATACCCGCTTGTACGGCCATTGCCTTCATTCCTGCATTAACCCATGCCACGAAATTAGCAAAAGGCTGACCTAAAAACATGACAGCTTGTATTCCTGCACCAAGCGTTCCAATAGCAAGCGCTGCTTTTGCGGCGGTACCCATATATGATTTCGTGCTATCATCTAAGGTGCCATACCATAAAACAGCATCTGTTAACTTTTGAGTATAATCCTCAATTGTTGGTAATAGTTCGTTACCTATTTGGACCTGTAACCCTTTAAGAGCCCCTTTTAAAACGTTTCCTTTAAAGGTAGCGTCTTCCCATTTTTGGCTCATCTTACTATCCATAATAAGGCCCATTTTTTTAGCTATTTCAATAAATCCTTGCATCTGCTCTGCTGATAAATTTAACATATCATTTAATTTCGCTCCGGATTTGCCAAAAATAGCCATTTCCATGTCCGTTTTTTGGAGACCATTGCTCATTGTCCTATGTTTTGCAGCTACATTTTGAAAAATTTGCTCCGAGTCAAGCAACTTGCCGTTGCTATCATCAACTGAAATGCCCAACCTGGTGTACATATCGTCGCTTTCTTCGCCTGCGGCCTTAGCTGTTACGATAGCGTCATGTGCTGCGAATGCGCTTTTGGACATTTTTGTAAAAGCACCGGCCATATCTTCACCGGCGAGGCCAACAGCCTCACCAATAAATAATAGCTTTGAGGCAGATTCTCCGGCCATACCAGTCTTATCTTCCAAATCATTTACTGATGCCGCCCAACTTTTAGCGCTGTTAATAATGGTCATTCCAAATGCAGCCACGCCAGCGCCCAAAGCCATATTTTGAAGGGCACCGCCAAGCTTTTCAAACTGCTTGGTGGTGCCTTGAACTGTGGAATTGACATCCGCCAAGCCTTGTGAAACGGCATCGACCATTGTAAATTTAATTTTTGCTTCCGTTACGCCCATAATTAACTCCTTTTCATTGATTGAAATTTAACTGCTTCATCAATAAAAGTTTTTTCCGCAAATCTTATCTGTTGAAGCATTAGCGGTGACAATTTGGTTTTTGATAAAGAACAAAACGCTTGGATGTCGGACCAATTTAAACCAATCGGGACGGCGTTCGCCATTGTGCTAACATATCTAAAGCAGTTACTTATTTGTTGCCACAATATTAAAAATGGAATATTTCCCGGCATTATTTCCGGATGTTTATATTCGCACTTTTCACAACTTTCTCTTTTTTGGGTTTGCTCTTGGAGTCTTCGGCAGTCGCAACAATAAGAGGCTCTTTCTTGCTGCCATTTCCAGAGCTGGATGAGTTTTTTCTCTCTGAGTCTCTTATTTTAGTAGTACAGTTCATCGTAAGATTTCCTATTGCCATTATTTCGGCCGGAGTAAATCCGACAGGAGAGCCATAGGCTTTTTCAAAAATATACATGTACCGCGCCATTATGATCCTCAGCGGGGTCATGTTGATGTTTTCTTTTTTCATTTTTTCTTCCCATTCGAGCAGATCAACATTTTCATCCCACGTCAAAGCTCTTACGGCTATTTCGTTAATCATTATCTTCCCCACCTTTTTTAGTAAGTTGCTGTATCGTTTTCTAACGTGACCGCGATGGCGTTTCCCAAAGCCGCCTCTTTATAATAGGCAGTATAGTTAAGCTCTTGTTTAATACCCTTCGGACCATCTACGCCGGGAGTGTTACGTGCGAAAACTGCTTCCGGTAATTCGAATTTTAAAGAACTTGTGCCTTTGGTAATGTCAAGTTCAAAAGCTACCGGAGTGCCTGCTGCTGCTTTTTCTAAATAAGTCTTGTCATTAAAGAAAGCAGTTAGAGTGCCTGTAATAGCCATAATGCCTTCATTCACGGCGCCCCTAAAGCCAGCGTTTCCAATTGAATATTGATCGCCGTCAAGGCCAAAGTCAATGTTGAGAGTAAACAACGTGGCTATTGCGCATTCAGCACCATCGATTTTAATTGCGGCCATTTTGTTATCTACCTTATTTTCAATCATAGTAACCGGAGTTGTAACCACGCTAGTTGCGGCTATGGTTTCTTTACCGCCCATAGTAGAAATCGTGCAGTTAACTTCACCATCACCACCAACGCTAAAGGCTATTTTGCTAACTTTTACGCCATTGTATTTTGCATATACAAAAATATCAGGATGCCCCACTTCGACGACTAAAGATGGTTGAGAAGACGTTGGCTTGTATACATGAGTATAAATGCCGCCGTCATCAGTAGTTGTTGGTGCACCAAAACAGGCTTTTAGCCATTCACCGAATAGGGTTAAATCTAACGGTACGACTATATCACCTGCTACATCAATATTGCCTCTGTACGGCTCTACAGGATCACGCCGGCCTGTTATTGTAGCCGACGCGTTGAGTGCTTGCGAAGCCTTTAGAGAAACTGTATTAAATGGCATTGCGACACATTTGGTTGAAACGTCGGATGGATCGTTATTATATGTTGTTTCAAATCCTAACATTAATTTAGAATTTAAGCCTTTTGCTTGAGTCATTTTTTTCACTCCTTATTTTTTATTAAAATTCTTGATTTCCGGAAATTGTCTGTTCGATTTCCCATTTACACGTTATATTACCTATCCAATGTTCGGCGCCTGGATCTACGCTGCCGCCAATCACAGAATCAACATTGGACATCGCCCGATAATCAAATAGCACTTGCTGAATAATTTCCATAAGTTCAGAACATATGGAATAGCCCTTATACACGATTAAACCGCTTGTGAGCGTTTCTTGTCCTAGCTGTTCTATTCCTACGCCTATGCTAACTTGGTATACGCACGGGTCCACAGATAGCCCCTCTGCCTTACTTGCTCCGTAAATATAAATATATGGCGCGTCTTCTTGGCAAGGTAATTCTGATTCTAAAACGTCGCCGATAATAATAAGCGGATCGTTGTATCCATAAGACCTGCTAAAGGTTGCTATGCTAGGTGCTGACAATAATTCGCCAGCTATTTTTTTCATAACATCTACTAAGTTTATTTTTTGTGTTCCCATTTTTAGTAATCACCCCATAACTCTGTAGTGTCGGCGTTGTTTATTTTTTTGACCAAAATCGGTTCCTTGATTTATGTATTGCTGTAGTTTTTTTTCCACATAAGGCACTAATGCCGGTTCAATAGATCGAGCCATCGGTGCAAAAATAGGTCTAGCCGGTAGCGTAAGTGCTGTAGTAGTTCCTTTTAGCGGTACGAGTCTGCTGCCCCAAAATCGGCGCATACCCTGAGTTACATCATGGACAAGTCCGTCTTCTTGCATGGCTCCGTATCTGGCGCTTGTTCTGCTTGACCAGCCGATGCTGACTACTCCTCCCCTGTACTCATACCCAATAGCATTAATCATGCGCCCATACCAACCTTTTTGCGCACTTGAGCTTAATAACTTTCTTGCTTTTAGCGGTAGTCTCTCTGCGAACGATTGGCCACCAGGATGTCCGCTTCTAACGCCTTTTTTGGTTTGAGCTTGAACATACCAGCCCAAACTTTTAGCAGCTTTTTTCATAAATTCTGGATTTGTTTTGGCCGTATATTGCAGGAACGGAGAAACTTGGTCTTCAATATCTATCGTTATGGTCATTTTTTGTACCCTCTCGAATTCGCTACCGCTTCGAGAACGTAAAGCCCTCCGGCGCTATCCACTAGCTGTATGCGTCTCACCTTATAGGTTTCATTGTTGTAAATAATCGTGTTGCCGGGAGCGGGATTTGGTACGTCATTAGCGGATATGGTGAAGATCGCCAAATCGGCAAGAGCCGCTGCTTCGATGCCAGTGTTTTTGTCTAGCGTCGCGCCTATTTCGGGAATTGCTTTTATTTCCATGCCATTGTAGGTAACGGTTTCGCCCATCATCTTATTTGCCGCCGCCATCCTATTTTTTATAACATCAATCCTTGACATGCTCCTACCTCCTTACTGAAAAAATAGGGAAGCAATTGCTGCTCCCCTATTTACTTTTTAAATTTTTAATTAATTTTTACAGAACAGCTTAAAACCGCCGCCGCTTTAGCTTCCCAAGCTACACCCATTAAAGTGTTGCTTGTTGCCGTTAATGTTACTTCCCCAGCCGTGCCGTCCCAGTACACCTTTGCTCCTTGAGTAATGGCCGCTGTGTTAGCTTTTAATGCGTACACGCCTTCCGTGTCCAGCGCTATAACGTCTCCAGTTGCTCCCGCTGAGCTTGCGATGCCAACTACTGTACCAACGACGATAACGTCGTCCATGGCAACCGCTGCGGTACATGTATAATCCATCTTTTTACCATTTCTTAACATTTGCATATGTTTCACTCCTAACTATTTTTTTTAAAATTGGCACCGGCACTAAGGCCGGCACCTAAAAGGGGGAACTAATTAAACGCCTGCATTCTTATACAAGCCACGGAAATCCAACGCCTTAACATTGAAGTCGTGATAAATTCTGAATTTCCAGCCAAGGACATCAGGATCAAGTCCGCTTTCGAGAATTGGAGCTTGCACCCCATTTAAATAAGAAACTTCGATGGTGTCTACCACGCCTTTTTCTGCTACCATGTACCAGGAAGTTAAGCTCTTGGCATCCAAATTGCCATCAGCAACAACTATTAGCGTGTTGCGGCCAAAAGGATTTACCACTCCAGCATTCGTGCCGCTAGGATCAGCAGTTGAATTGATTAGCTGATAAGCAACTGTTTCAAGCGCAGCCGGTACCACAATATAGCGCGGCGCGACGTTTAAAATTGCTTTAGAAGAAGCGTCTTTCATCTTTCTCATTGCCGCCCTGCCAGCGCCCACACTGGCCACAGAAATAGCCGCAGCAGTACCAGCTAAGTTGCCCTGGCCAGAAGTGTATAAGGTACTTGTTGCCAAAGCGTCATAAACTAGGCGATTTTTCATGCGTTCAAAAGCTGCGTTAACTTTTGCCGGCATTTTGGTTAAGACACCTAGATCGTCGTTGATGAACATTTGGCGGGTGTACGTGAATCCCTTGCCCGCTGTTTGCAATTGAACGCCAACGCCTTCATCAGATACCTTGTCATATGTGAATTCACCATTCTCAGGAATAATAGTAGGTTCACCGATGGCTGAAATTTTGTATCTTGTTGCAATTTTGAAATCCGTTAAATTACCAATGGTTGTGAACTCTCGGTAGGTTGTTGCGGCTTCCGCATAACCAGCCGATAATGATTTGTTAGCGGCGTTAGATAATACGGAACCCAAGGCCCCTGATGTTAATGCTCTTTTAAATAATTCATCATCGGTAAAGTGCCGAGCACGAGATTCTCCTGCTCTTTCTAGCGCGTCAATGGCTAAGTCTCTCATTCTCATTGACCTAAAATCATTGGCTCCGTCTGCTGGTTTAGCAAGCCTAATACCTGCTCTAAGTAAAATCGCGTCGCTCATCGCCGCCGAACGTTTTGATTCTTCGTCAGCTCCCATTTTTACTTTCGAGGTGCGCATGCCCTCTTTACTTTTTCTTTCCAAATCAAGAATCGTGCTTCTTACGACATCCAAGGGTGTGTTTTCATTGATGAAGCCCTGGGTTTGGGCTTCGTCTACGTCGAAATCTCGGCATAGGGTGTTAATTTCAGAAATTCTCTTTCTTTCTTCCATGCGTGCCTTTTCTTGCTCAGCCAGCCTTTCGGATGCTAATTTTGTTTTTTCTGCTTCTTCTCTGGCTTTTTCTTCTAATGTCATTTCTTCATCCCTCATTTCTTCTTCTTTTTCTTCATGGACGATAATCTCAACAGGTGTTTCTTTGCCGTCTTGTCTTCCGGCAGCTACTGTGGGGTCAGCCGGTACGGATACAATAGAAAATTCCAACACTTCCCATTTTCTGGCTATGTAGCAAGGTCCCGATATCCCCTCGGCGCTAATAGCATCTTTTTCTACAATTTCATAAATTTTTGGTTTGTAGCCAACGCTTACTCCGCGGCAGCTCCCACTTTTAACCTTATTCATAATTTTTAGAGATTCTTCATCTTCGTCAAACGTGATTGTTGCGTATGCTCTAGAATTCTCAATCCATAATTTATTGATACTTGCAATAATGGCGTCTCTGTTGTGATTGAACAGTACGGGCATTACGCCATTCTCAAACCGTGATGTATCCATCGCATCTTGGCTTATGATTAAAACCTCACGCTCTCCCCAGTTTGACACTGGTTCTTGCGATGCATAAGACAATGTCAATGTTCTTGTAGCTTCATCAAACATCGCAGGCTCGATGGCTACGTTTCTATTTTTTGGTTGTGTCATCTTTCGCATCTCCTGCGATAATTGCGTTTGTGGCATCTGCGTTGCTCCCTTCATTAAGATTTAGACCAAGCTCTTTGATATAGGCTTGCTCTTTTGCCAACTGCTGCAAAACTTCTTTCCAATCCTTTCCCGCTTTTGCGCAAATTTCTTCGCGGGTGCCTTGGCCAGTTGCCAGCATGGTTTCGTTGGCTGTAGCTTCTTTGAGAGGATCTATCCAACTCATACCTTGACCAATAAATCTGTGTGAAAAATATTTTTCTTTGTTTTCCCAAAAATCGGGAGCCATGTCAAATTGGCCTGCTAAAAAGGAGCTGATAAGAAATTCTGTGTATATTTCGTCCAGCATGTGTTCCTTTAACCACAGTTGCCAGTCAACATATGTTTTGGTGTCTTCGAGCAGGTTTTGCCTAGCAGAAGAATAATTCATCCCGGACATGTCTCGTGCTGTTGCCTCTAAGGATAATCCCATCGCCGCCGATGCCATCCTCTGTTGCTGCCTTCCAAATCCTTCCGCCTCTGCTGAGTTTCCCGAAGGCACTAGCGTTGAAACTTCTTCTCCGGGGTTCAGATACATGATCTGCCCCGCTTTAACTTTCTGTTGACGGGATGCCGGATCATCATCCGGTAGTATTTTTTTAATCCCCCGCCCCAATCTTCCCGCTGCTCCGTCTGGTAAGGTTTGCTTTATAAAAACGCAAAGGCTTGCTAAAATTTTCTGCATAAAACTTACGGCTCTGAAATAATCGTCAAGTTCGTGAATTCTTTCAATAACCGATGCCAAGAGAGAAACTCCGCGGTATTCGCTCGGTCGCTTTCGTTGCCACAGATAAATAACCCTATCTGCTTCTATCCTCTTCGGTGTATTGGTGCTCATGCCGTTGGGATCTGTGTCTAAAAAATAATAGGCTACCGGCTTACTGTATTTATCTAACTCAATACCGTCGCTAACTACGTTGCCATTATCATCGTTGCTCATCTTTCCTTGACCGTCTAAATCGTTAGCTTCTCTTATTTGTAACTGAAAAGGAAATTGCTTACTTCCTGTATAGGTCTTGATTATGAATACTTCGCCGTCTACTATTATTCTGGTTATTATCATGTTCAATAGTTCTCTGAAAGATTGTTGACCGGTAATGTCGCAATTTCTAGGCTTGCACCATTCTTTCCAAAGCTTCTCGGCTTTTTCGTCGAACGCTGTAATGTCGGTTAGCGATTGTAGGTTAAATCCGCGGCCGATTATATTTCGTTTGTACGCATCTAGGATTGAGATTATTACGTCCGAATTTCGCTCCATATCTTGAGCTCTTGCTCTTAGTAATCTTCTTGCATGGCGATTGGCCATTTCTCCTTGGATGTTCGTAGGTAGCCATCCGGCGTTTGCTCTTCCTATTCGCCCCGAATCGTACCCGCTTATGCCTGAACGCCATCTTAGCCGTTCATAAGCCGCCTTGGGGTTAACAGCCTCAATGGCCCGGTCTAGCCAATTCCACTTTGTGGGATTTTTATTTTTATTTCCTTGGGTTTCGTCGGTCATTTTCTTATGCTCCTCCGTCGTACACTACATCAATTAATCCGCAATCCCCCGCTTGTGCTGCCAGCTCTTGCTGTATGGCTGCTCTTTGTTTTCTTAAAGCCGCCAAATCAGCCATCTTAACCCGTCCGGTCCTGGTTTGAATTTCTTGGCCACCGGTTAAAACGTCGGATATGGCAGATTCTACTTCTTCTAATTGTTCTGTTAGTGTTTGTGCCATTTCTAGCTCCTTTCTTATAATTCTAAATCGGGCAACTCAGGCGTGTACTCAGCTTCTTCCTGTGCTGGTTTTTGAGGTTGGTAAGGTGTTTCATTAACCGGTTCTTCTTCTAAGTTCCTAACATGTAGCATGTCGGCTGCAAAAGCGGAATAAACTTCTGTGTCAAGATAATGGTTCTGCTTGGCCGATGTTTTCTTCTGCCATGTTTCTATCTGCCGTCCGCCCTTATCCATTATGATCCTTTGCTCGGCGGTTATCTGCTCGGCATATTCTTCATCGGTATCGGCATTCAGCATCCATGAGCCTTTGCCTATCGGTTTGGCCAGTCTAGCTGCTATCATGTTTTTGTACTGGTCGGTATCCAAAATATAGAGCAACTGAGGAATAAGTTGCTTTTCTTTCTTTTCGAGTGCGGTTATTTTATATCTTGCGATCATCTGATTTGATGATCCTTTGACCGGAATCGCAACATCTGAATTTTCGAAACAATGTTGATAAACATTTTCTGTATCATAGCCAGAGTCGATCGCGTACAGGTTAACTTGCCATCTCAGCTCTCCCTCTTCATCCGGCCAAAACTTGTCCATGATTTCGGTGATGTCTTCATAGGTCATGGCTTTCCCGTAAGCTACAAGCTGACTCGTCATCTGAGTCCCCCAGGCGCGTATCGACCAATAGAAGTATCCCTGTTGACAATCTACTCCTCCGGTCAAAATTAAGGCCCAGCTCGGTACCATGTTCATGGGTATTTCAGTTCGCCGTTGCAAGACCACATCTATGTCCATTGCAGCCGCCTTGTTTTCCCACGCTTCACCTAGCCAACTGTTTACAAAATTCATAAGCTGTTTAGGATCATCCTTTGACCGCATAAATTCTGTAGACATCTGTCCGAAGGATACCCAGGGGCTATACAGTGAATTGATTGCAAATCCTACACGTTTGGGCTTGCCAAGAACTGCGTTTTCCGCCACCCAACGGCCTTTTATTAGCATATCCGGCTTATGATGATCTAAAATATGACCACCGCAAAACCGGCATTCGTAATAAGTATTAAATTGAATTATCGTCAAATCGTCATCTGAGTTAAATTTTACTTGCTTCCATTCAAGGGTTTGAAATTCTCCGCAAAATGGACACGGTACTTGATAGCGGTATCTAACGTCACTGCTGTCATACGCTTGCATTATGTTACCAGTTCTAAGCGTTGGAGTCGAAAGTAAGAAGATCTTTCTCCCCGGCCAAGTCTTGGTTCTCTCTTCTGCCAGCTTCAAAGGACTAGCTTCTCTGCCTGACCAGCGGGGGTACTTGTCCACCTCATCCATGATTACCCTTTTTATTGGCCATGACGATAATTTCGTTGGGCTCTGAGCACTTCCTAAAATAAGAAAACCGCCTCTGAATTTAAGCATGGTATCCTTGCTGTCGCCATCAAAAAACTTGTGATCTAAGCATGAGCAGCAGCGAAGGAATTTCTGCAATCGCTCGGTTGAGAAATTCTTGGCGGTATCTTCGTCAGGTAGTACATACATCATACGGGATGGATCTTGGTCTATTGTGTATCCGGTCATATTTAGTGCCGCCTCTGTTCCACCTGTTTGTGCGGCCTTGATAAAAGCTATAAATTCTATATAGTCATCGTTAAAAGCATCCATTATTTTTTCAAGATAGGGCACCGTACTGTTTTTCCACGGTCCCGGTTTGGATGTTTCTTCACGGTTCATAATTCGATATTTTTCTGCCCATTCTGACACTTTTAATTTTGTCGGAGGCGCAAAAGTCGTTAATGCTCTTTTAAGTCTTTCGTCGAGGTCTGCCTGCCATTTTGCTTTCAAGGTCAGGTTTGTATATACCATTTTTTGATATTGCTCTGAGGGCTTCTCTGACTTCATTATCTATCATCCTTTTCGCATCTATGGCTAGTTCTGGATACAACGTGTATACCTCATTCATGAGTTTGTCACCAATGCTTAAAAATGATTGTTGCAATTTTTGAAATAATGCTATTGTCCTTTCTTCAACCATTTTTACCGGAACAAGGTCTCCTGTCATTTGGTGAAGCTTCATTTCTTGGATGGTAGCTTGTGCCTCTTTTAATTTTGTATCTGCGACAAGCCTTGCCGCCTCACCGCTTACCTGTCCCTGAACACCAACCGCTCTGCCCCGCCATTTTATAATAGCTGCCAGGTCCCACCAGCCACGTTTTTCTTTGGGACATCCGGCCGATGACCACTTGCGCAAAGTCGCCTCGTTGACACACAGAATTTCCGCGATCTTATGTGAATTATAAAGTATGCGGTCATCCTCTGTGATGTCGATGTAGTCTGGCATCTTCGGCCTTTTTATTGGTGTTTTTTTTTAATCATATTTTTTCTCCACTCTATAGTTAAGAAATCGATGTGTACATTTTGCAATATTTCGTTGTGAAAACGTGCCCAGCATTACAATATTTATATTAGAGAGTTATCGGCATGTGAGCGACC